TCCCAGTTATGGTCTCCAAAGTTAGATGATTGAATATATGCTCCTTTAAGAATCCATTCAGATACGATATCTCCAGTTGGCCCTAGAACATTTAATATAAGATTAGGGTAACCTTTTTGGAATTTATAAGAATAACGATTTAAAAATTTACTAATAGGATCCATTAAATTTCCTCTTCAGAATCAGTATCGGCAGTCGCGTCATCACCCCCTTCGTCTGGTAGGTCTGTGTCATCCTCAAATTCATCTGCAAAATCAAATTCTCCTCCACCAGAATCTCCTCCTAAATCACCCCCTCCAGATGATCCTCCCCCACTAGATTCTCCACTGTCTTCAGATTCTTCTCCATACTTATTCATTTCACCATATCTTAATAATCTTGATATAGCAATAGTAGCAGCTTCCTCTTCGGTAAGATTTAACAAATAATATTTTTTAGACGACACTTCTGCTATCCAACTTCTTTCGCTAAATATTAAATAGAAGTCATGTCCGTTTTTTAAATTTATTCTAAATGTTGTTGGTTTTGGAGCCACCCAATCTATAGATGAAAGGAAATTATCAAATTCAGGAGATAATAGATCTACAATTACTTTTTTTAATTCTGGAAATTTAGTTAATTCATCATATTCCATAGCATCATCCTCGGCTTTAATGATTCGAGGCAGAATTGGTGGTACTAAACTTAGAATTTTTTTACGTAATTCAGATTTATTCATTACTTCTTTTTCTGGGGTGTTTTCAATACACTTTTTATAATTTCCTTAAGATCTACATCCATTTTATCTAGTTGATCTTGGGTTTGTTTTTTAGCAATATTGGTGGCTCGACCATACATTACTTTTTCAGCATCTTTCCCATAAAGTTTTACCAAATCACGTCGTTGAGATAACATGGATTTAATTACGTCTTCCCTTTTAGTTAACTCACTTTTAGTTAACTTAAGTTCATTCATAATTTTTGCTTTGAATTTTTAGTAAGTGGGGATGAATATTCAAATAAATTTGTTTTTTTCATATACCCTTTAAGATCAAATTCACGAGACTCGTTTAATGGAGCTTCTTTAACTCCACCCATTTGAGCATCTATTAGATTTTGAACTTCTTCTGGTAAAAATTCCCAAGGAGAACCAACATACTTTTCGGCATAACCATTTTCAGCATTATTATCAATCGAATCTAATAATTCCATATGCTCTTCATCACTTAAAACATCCCATTCCTGTTCAACTGAAGATAATTTTTCTTCTAAGTTGTCATTCCATAGATCTGATGAATCTTCGTCTTTCATCATATCTGTATCTTCTTCAAGATTGATATCATTACCAGGTACTGACGGAGTTGGCTTAGAATCTTCACTTCCTACAATATATTCTCGGGTAAAGAAAGTATAAGTATTACCTATTTGGTCTACTAACTTTCCATCACCTAATTCTTTTGCTGCTTTTAATGCTGTTTGAAGTGCAGTTTGAATTGTAGTTTCAGGATCTGGAGTAGGAGCAGCTTCGGGTGCTTCAGTGTCCATTTCTTCTTCTGTGTCTAAATCTGGTTCTTCAGCTTCATTGATGTAATTTAGGCCTTGTAATAATGTTTTTTTTAAATTTTTCATTTTATGATACGTCTATTTCTGAGTGGTAAATATTTATTCCTTTTGATTTTAATTCTTTACTTAATTTACTCCACATTGGTGAATCATCACCCTGTGGATTGTTTGGTGAAATCTGAGATTCTAATTCTAATACTTGTTTTAAATAGCTATTAGCTTCATCTAGTCTAGGTCCCCAAAAATAACCACCTCCAGATGTGCTATCGTTATCATAAAATTTAATGGAATAAAGTCTATCTCTTCCTTCGATATATGTTACTTCAATATTTTTAAGTTTTTGATTTGGAAATTCGGGTTGTTCGAATATTCTACCTTCAAAAATGTATGATTTTAAATCAAATGGCATATATTGCATTTTTTTATAAATATGAATAAATAACTAAGGAATTACTTTTTTAGGTTTTCTAAATACTCAACAGTTTTGTCAATGCTCGATAAAACTTTTTCTTTATTGAATCCACCTCTAAATTTGTATTGATCTCCGTTTTCAGCAAAATAAATATCGGTTGACTCAGATAATACATCATGTGCCCAATCCTTAAAGTCCTTGATAAAGAAATCAATATCGGCGTTGTTTAGACGTTTTTCATATTCATTCCATAGACCTGATCTTCTTAATTCTGCTTCAAAATCAATAACACAATCATAACATTTTTTATGTACTTTATAGTAATCTTTGTCGAAACGTTTTTTCATTATTCTTTCACAATTAGGACAAAATAATGGGATTTGGTAATTAGACTTTGCTAATTTTAATTTCGAAATACTTTGTTTTACATTGTTTTTAATGGTCCACTTTTTACCTTCTTCCATCCACACATCCCCTTCTTTGTAAGTATTTTTATAATCTTTCTTAAAACCGATTATGGTTTTAGTAGAATCACCAGATTTACCTTTAACAATATTCCTTACTCTTTGGATATCTTCTTCCTTAAATTCTTTTTTTAACATATTATAAACCTAAAATTTGAAGTTGATTAATTGTATTTTTTGTGTTTTTGTGTAAGATACCAATTCCTCCTGCGTTTTCAAAACTTTTTATATTTTTTTCTTTATCATCAATTAAAATCGAATTACCTGGCATAGCAAATTCACCTTTATCAAATGAAAAATTTACTCTAACACCTGATGTGTGGTTTTTGGCCCACTGTTCTTTACCTAATCTTGAGTCTTGAGATCTAGAAGGTGTTGTTAATATTTGGGGTTTATATTTTTTAACATAATTATACAATTCATCTCCATCTTTCATCCAAGGAATATTTACCCACCATTCTGAACCATGTTCCCCTATAAGATCCCAAAATTTAGATTTACCATAAGTACTTTCATATTCTGTGGGTGGGATTCCTCCTGAAATGGTTTGGAAATGGGTATCAAAATCTGCTAATACGCCATCAAGATCAAGGAATATATCGTATTTGGGTTTTTTATTATCTGTTGAGATTGATTCTCTTACACTTTTGGCAAATTCATGGGCAAATTCATTTAAACCAAATGGATCCTTTTTACGAGATTCATCTAATTCACCTTTTTGTAATATATCAGAAAAATATTTACCTGCATCCAATTCATCACCTTCCAGTTGAGATAAGATTTCCTGATGTTTTCCTGGATTTTCTTTTAGGTCTTTGTACACGTTATAAAATGTAGCCCAATATTTAATCTCGGGAGTTATTTCTATTTCTTCTAAATTTAAACTCTTAAGTTTAGTATAATATTCAGGGTCTTCAGCTAAATGTTGTAAAGCTATTTTTTTAGATTCTTCTCGATCATCTGTGTGTTCCATTTCAACCTCAATACCTATTTTTAGTTCTTGTGGGTCTACTTTATCTTCTTCAGCAGGTGTTTGGATTTCATTCATTGATTTTTCGCTAATGCTATCAGTCCAATTCCTAAAAATAATATTTCCTTTTTCGTAAGCTTCCCTCTCTATTTTCTCTAGGTTTTCATCTTCTGTAGTATTGGTAGTAGATATATTTTCCAATCTACCTTCTAAATTTTGAAGGTGATGGATTAACTCATGAGAATATGATCTAACTATGTCTTTTGGATGTCTATCCTTAATGTATAAAACAATTAATTTATTTTGAGGATCGTAATATGCGGTTTTACCAAAAAAGTTTTTAGATTCAGTTTCATCTTCTACACATTTTAATTCTGGTAGAGGGGTTACATTCATATCCTGAGATGTGATGTAATCATTAAATAATGAAATGTAATGTTTATGATCTTGGGTTGGATTTTTTATAATAAGGCTTTCTTTAATAATTGGTGTAAGCATATCCCATATTTTTTCTTTATATTCAGGTTTTAATTTAGTAGGTAAATATGTAAAGAATAGGTCTTTGTTATCTTCTCTTACAGATTTACGACTATTGGTACCACTAACCGATTTATCTTCTCCTTTTACTATATTTACTTTTATATTAGAGTATTTATCAATACTTTTAGTTCGAGCCATTATGTCTTTATCATCTTGGTCTACTCCTTCTCTAGCTCCGATAGCAAATATTAATTCATCATCAGTAAATTCTTTTGCTAATTTATAAACATCCCCAATTGGGGAGGATGAAATTTTTAAATGTACAGGGATACCAACTAATGATTTGTACATTTGCCATATTTCTTTTGAGATTTCTGGGGTTATACCATCACGTTCTTTAGTTCCTATAAGAATAACGAATTCATCTATATCTGGGTTTTGCTGTATAGTTTTCTCCACTACACTAAAGTGACCTTTGTGTGGTGGTTTAAAACCTCCTGCATATACCGCATATTTTTTACTCATTTAAAAATTTATTTATTTTTGATTTAGCCTGGTCCAATGTATCTCCTTTTAGAACATTTTGACTTAATAATTTTATTTCTTGGTTTAGTTCTTCTTTTTCTTTTTCTTTCTTTTCTAGTTCCTCTGGGGTTTTTGGTTTACCAACAGCCTTAGAATCTTCAAAATATGGATCTATTAATTCTTGAGAGAAATCTGTTGTAACATCATCAGGATTATTATTGATAAGGCTAAAGTTTGGGTTAAAGGCTTGACTAAAGATATCTATATTTTTTACTACGTCTCTCCAAGTTCTTAATATAATACTAGGCATTAAACTTCGGGTACGTTCAGAGTTTCGTTTTAAAGAAGTTAATGGGGAAACATATAACATTAACATAAATGTTTTATATCCTAGATCTTCTAATTGGCTTTTTTTCTTTAAAATAACATTAGATGAACCTCCGGTACCATCTATTACTACATCTTTTAAGCTATTAGTTAATTCCTCATATTTTTGATTTGTAAGTTTTCGGGCTTGCCCCATTAACTTAGCGGCTTGTGATAACTCTTCAGGAGAGAAATCTTTTTGGTTTAAACCTAAACCCGTATCTTTGAGCATTTTTTCATATTCATCATCTATATTAATTACAATCAATGATGGAGGAATTACTTTTTGAGAAATGAATGATTTCCCTGATCCTGCCGGGCCTGCTAAAAATATAGCAGAAGGAGAATTAGAAGATTCTATCTCATTAAGTAATTCTAATAATTTGATCATTTGGTTTTCTTATAAATATTATGAGTCTTTTTTAACGTAGGTTTTAAAATTTACAAAATCTGGTTCTATACCTTTATTTTCAATATCAAATATGGTTTTTACGGATTTGAAAATGTTTATATTTTCTTCAAAACTTCTTGGTGATTCAACTATTTCCCATCCTTTACCTTGCATAAAACCTTTACGATTTCTTCGTTTGTTCGATTTTAACCATAATATACCAAATCTTTTTGGTTCCTCCCCAAATATTTCAGAATAACATTTACCATATATTGCAACTTGTAAATCATAGGTTACACTTAAATAATTAGATGTTTTGAAATCTATTATCCACAATTCACCATCTATTCTACAAATCAAATCTACAGTTCCTGATACTCCTAATTCGTCTGAATATAATATACATTCAGTAGCAATGATTTCAGGTTTAACTAAATCATACCATTCAACAAATTTTAGGAACATTTGCCAAACATTAGAATCATATTTAGGAGACATATGTTCCGTTAAGTAGTATATTTCCTCTCCTTTTAAGTATTTTTCTATAAGGGTATGTACTTCGGTACCTTCATCTGATGCTTTTCTTACTATATAATTAGCAGAATATCCAACTTTTTTTAACCAGTCCTCGAAATGTTTACCTTTTGGATAACATTGTAATACATGGGTTATAGAAGGATAATATTTTTCTTTAATTTTATAAAATCTAGAATCCGATAAAGTTATTTGCTTTGCTTCGGTATCTATTTCTAATAAACGATCATTTATTTTCTTAATAAGTTTATTATTCATATTAGCAATTTTAGTTCAAGTAAATCCCTGAAGGTTATCTTTTGGGTGTTAAAAACTAATTCTTGGAATTTATCGAAACCTAATTTACCTGGATCTTTTTCTGGTAAATTTACCCAATAAACCTTTTTATTAGCATTCATAAAATATTCAATGTACTCTACTGATTTTTTCAGAGCATCATTGTCTAAAACTATATAAATTTTCTCAATTGAGGATGATACTAATTTTTCCATTAAAGCCTTAGACATCGATTTACCTAATAAAGGTATGGCGTTTCGTTTTATTGCTATGGCATCAAATGGTCCTTCACATATTATAACTGGAAGGTTCCAATTAATTTGATTTTCAAAAAATATAATATTTTTATCTAATTCTGGGTTTTGGTAATATTTAGAATTGATATTTTTAGTAACAAAGAAATTTAGACTACCACTTTTATTATATGATGGAATAATAATGCAATCTTTATATGGGCCTTCACTACAGAATCCTATATTATACTTGCATATATCGTTGTTACTCAATTTCCTCGATTTTATGTATGAGGTCGCGCGGCGTGCCAGAATATGCGATTTAGGGACGTTTAGTAAACTAGTAAACGCATCTGGTAATTGTGGGATACAACTCTTAGTTTTATATTGTGGGTTTTCTCTTAAGTAGTTTTTTTCTGTGTATTTCCCAACTTCTGATAATATGCTTGATTCTACTCCTATCTCCTTAAATAATGAATATATTTTTTTACCTCTCTTATTACATGTCCAACAATGCCATCTTTGATAATGTTCTATATTATCTTCATTTAAATTAATTTCTAATTTACGTTTTGGGTGGGAGCAAAAAGGACAATGGTACGAGTAATTTTCCCTAGCAGTAGGTTTGCCGGGTTCTAATACCTTGTTTATTAAATTTAATAAGTTATGATTTACCATTAAAGTCTACACTGAAGTACCGGCCTAATATATTATCGTTAAAATATTCATCAGGTTTAAATAATACTTCTTCTTGAAAAAGCATTTTTGTCTCCAGGTAAGTTAATAACTTTTTATTGAATGACAAAGCTAAAATTTCTTTTTTAAAATTTTCTTTGGGTTCTTTGCTAACTAATTCTTTCAAGGTTTTATTAGAACCATAATATGATTTCCAATCTGATTCTTTTATTATTAATTTTTTAGATGGTCTACGACCTTTACCTTCGATTGAAGCTAATTCTTTTTTACCAATAGGTACTTTTTTATTATGGTATAATACTTTTTTTCCAATATATTTTTTACCACTGGGCATGTGGGTTACTTGATATACAAACCCAAATGGGGTAACTTCTCCAAAATCCTCTATTGAATTTATAATTTTATTATTGTATTCCCACATAATAACTTAAATGTAATTTTCTATATTACTAAATTTCCCACTGTCTTCATCCATAATTTTGATTGGAGTATTATACTTTTCATAATATTTTATTATGGTTTCAATATCATCGTCGTAAGGGGAAAATTCATATACTGTTATGGATTTAACATATTTATGTAAATTTGGAAGAGATTGAGTTTTAATTAATTCTTCACTTTCATCTGTATCTTCTTCGGGGTCTTGAAAAAATTCAATATCTCTAGTGGGAACTATTTTGTATTTATTACTTAATTTATCTCCATCTAAACTAATTCTTACATTTACCGAGTGACCATCCGCTAAACCTAAACCTTGACTATTAGCTACATCTCCAAAATTTTTATTTCTTGTGGTTGATATACCTAACCTTTCGAATTCAGTACTAACTCTTAAACTATCACTTTTAAGGATGTAATTTAAATTTTTTAAATTTGTGAAGTGGTATAAAGTACCTCTTTGCTTTCCCTCGACTATTTCATTTAATAAGGTTTTCAATTTCATATATCATAATTAATTATAAAAGTAGTATCCATATCTTTTGATAATGGAGTTGGGTTTGATAATTTACCTACAGCTAAGAGGTTTTGATTATTATCATATAAACCTATTGTTGTTACATAGGGTTCAAAATTACTACCCGTAACAAAATCATAGTAAAAATCACTAGAAGATATAGCACTTGGATTTAATGTATAACCTAATTCATTATCTCTAACAACACATTTATACTGTTGTTCATAATATGTTAATGAAGATGAGAATTTGATATTATCTAGATTGACATATGATGATGATTGATCAAATTCATATGATGCTGAGGATATGGGATCATATGTTAAAATAGCATTACCATGTGAATAAAATATTTGACCTACTGTGGTAGGGGAATTTGGTGGTAAAAATGATGCCGATATTACCGAGTTTGTTTGAAAAACGCCATCAACATTAGTGCATACAACATATAGGTTGTAGGTTTCATTCGGAATAAGATTACCTGATATATTAATTTCAAAAGGTGAATTTGCTAAAATAGATTGGGAGGTAAATCCCACTTCCCCTTCGGATCCAGATATTATAAATATAAAATCTGAATTAGCACCAATAGATTCAGTTCCTAGAATATTAAAATTGGTTAATGTCTGGGTAAGGTTATCAATTATAAAACCATTGTTAAATGTTATTCCTGAATTTGATGATGTTATGGGGATTGTAGTGGGGTATTTTATATAATCCAAGAATGAGAATGTGGCAGAAGAGGTATCAGTTAGGTTGATAAACTTTTCTGGGGAAATAATATTATAAACTAAATTTCCTTCACCATCATCAGTAATAGTGTAATTGGTGCCTGATTGGGTAAAAGATAATTCAAAAGTAGAAGGGACAATATTTTCACCATATAATTTAGAAGGGATAGATATCATTGAAATATGGTTTCCCGAGCTAGTAGGAAAATTTCTAGATTGGGATAGTGAAGTTTGTAAGTAATTCTCATATCTAGGATTTTCTATACTACCCAAATATACATCAAATTTAGAGGTAACTCCAGGAATCAATATAGGTTCTTGGATATTATCTCCGGTTGATTTTGTAAGAAAATTACTATAATAAAGATGCTTAGCACTATTATATATTCCTACAGTATTTTGTATAGAAGTATACCCTGTGGGGGTAGCAGAAGATGAAATAAATATACTACCTGTTGGTGGTTTTACACCACTATAAAATTCTATTTGGCAATTGGAACCTGTTATTTCATTTCCAGAAAAAGAAAATAGTTTATTAGCCTTAAAAGGAGTTAAAGTTACATCTTTGGTGGTAAATTGTTTAAATGCACTCATTCATTAAAAGTCCAGCTTAGCTCTAATAAGGATTTCTTTAGTGAAATTTTTAGGTAGTGGTCTTGATAATTTGGCAACTGCTAATAATTCATTTCTATCATTGTAAAGACCCACAGTGGTAATATATACTTGGGGGCTTTCTATAAATGAACTATAAACTAATTCCCCTGTAGAACCTGAAATAAATGATGGGTTAGTTGAATAATTATACTCCTGGTTTCGTGGTCTTATAAAAAAATAGTTTGATGAAATGGTTTCTTCACTATTGATAGTAAAACCATTACTTGAATTGCCCGATATTTTTAGAGATGTGAATAATTTTTGTGGATTGGTACTATTAGTATCAAATGCCAATCCTGTACCTAAACTTACACCTCCTGCACTGGCTCCACCATCTAAAGCTTCTCCATTTAAGAGCATTAAACCTACATCAGGTAAAAACCATCCATATGACCCAGAATTAACTGTCCACCCATTGGAATTATCTCCAGTATAAACTGTACCGGATGAACCTGATACTAAATCATATCTTCTACCAGCATCAGTATAAACTTGACTTGAATTTAATTGGGAATCATCAGTTATTTTAATTTGACCCGCAGATCCTGAGATATGCATAGTTAAACTTCCAGGTAATAATTTTTCTTTAAATCTAGCTCTTTCAACATTTATTACATAAAAGTAAGATGATGATTGATTACCAAATACAAATGATGAGTTTTCATCTCCTAAAACTTGTGATCTAAATTGACCATATACAGTTTTTGATGGGGAAGAACCTGTTACTAAATCATTATAAAAAGCACTACCACTACCTTTTGAATGGGCAAATGATATATCGAACTGAATCGATGAATTATTTAATGATGACTCAGTTTGATAAACTGATAAGTAATATAAGCCGGTATTACTGGCTTCTTGAAGTGATGAAGTAAAGTAGTTGGTTAAGGTTGGCTGGTTATTAGACCATACTGTTCCGGCAACCGAATCGTTACTAATTACTAAATCTTGAGCATCGAATTTTTTATATCCCATTTTTCTTATTTTTTTTTAGCTTTCTGAGGTAGATGATTTGTTAATTGTTATTGGAATTTGTATTCTAGCACCACTATCTCTACCTATAATTGTTAATGTAGATTGGAGAAAAGTTCTAGAACCAAATAATGTATTTACCCCAGTAGCTTTTAATGTTAATGATGTTCCTATGGCATTAACTGAAACATTAGTACCATTGGTAACTGTAAAACCTTGTGGTGAATTTAATGTTCTCCTGTTAGATGAGGCACCATCATTAGACTCATTTGCACTTTCAGATGGTAATGAAATTCCTACACCTGTTATATTTGAAAATAATCTGGCATCAGAAATTATAAATGTATAACCCGATGATTCATAAACTTGGTTGTTACCTAAATAATTTAGAGTTTGTGGGGTTATTGTTTTTTCTGCAGTTTGTTTTAAAATTAGATTTGACTGGCCTATATCTAAAATAGGTAATTTAGCAGTACCTCTTGGTAATGTAGTTAATTTATACTTCATTATTTGAGTTTCGTCCGGAAACGCCTCTAATAATGGCATATTTTCTATTGCCTCACCAAAATAGTTAGAACCTGAAGGGTGTGTTGGATTATATAATGTATAATCTATTTCATCATCAGATAATGCGAATTGAGTTATTTTAAAACTACCATCACCTTTAGCTAGTGATTCTCTACCTTTTTTAGTTAAAATGGCATCTATTGTGATGACCTGATTGTTTAAGAATCCCATTTGTTATTTTATTTATAAATATATGTACTTTTTAATTTTTAAAAACTATTCTGATTTTTAAGGTTATTTATAATATTTAATATATTAGCCTTTTGGACTTGTGATAAATCATCAGGGATTAAAAACCCATCTGAAGTAGGTGCGGCACTACCTATAGAACCTGTTGGTGGTGATTTGCTAATTAATATTTGACTTTCGTCTAATACTCTTCTCCTAACTGTAAATGATGTAATTGATCCTGATGGTATAGATTTTGATAAAGTGGAAGGGTCAGGAGTAACATATATTGTATCAAATATATTATGAAAATTAAAATCTCCAACAGAAGGGAATAAAACCCCATCTTCTAAATACACATAAGGGTTACTGGGTGAACTTTGAGCTGCAATCCTAGAAGGTACTGAGAGAATGGTGAAATCTTGAGTGATAGTTTCAAAAGTAGTAGCTGTTTGGAAACCATATCTAACTCTGATTTCATCTCCTCTTTGTAATAAAAATGGTTCTTCAGGTTTTCCGTTGTTAGTATATTGACTAGCTAAAATATTATTAGTATAATTAGTAAAAATATAATTTGTAGAATCTGTAGGACTAATGGTAGGATTAATACTTGCCGAAGCATTTGTTCCTACTGAAGCTGTGTAATACAAAGCATTGGCTAAAACTTGATTATAAGTATGAAACACTGCTAAAAAAGGACCACGTAAACCCATAGATCCTGTTAAATTATCATTCCCTTCGAAATTTTTAGTAAAATTAACAGTTTGGTAAGAACTAACACTTCCGGTTAATCTTAAATACCCACTTCCCGTTATCATTAGACTTTCATCTATATTATATGTTCCTGAAAAAATTTCATTTCTACTGAATCTATCAAAAGTCCAATCTACACTTGTAGAAACAGGACTTACTTCATTACTAAATAAGTTTATATATTCAATTCCAGATTCAATTATTTCAAATGTTTTATTTTTAAAAGAATTATAACTTTGATTATCATCCCCTTCTTGCTCGTATGCAACCTTTAATTTTCTTCCAACATCAAAAATATTAGTTACGTTTAATAAATTCTCGTTATTACCTTGAATTTTAATGGTGTTTGGGGTATATGTTGCTACGTTTGAAATATCTACATTGGGTACTTCTATTATTTGGTTTATCTTATAACTAAAAGTATCCCAAATATTAAATGATGCTATTGATGAAGAAAAATATGCAAAATATCTTGGATAATTATCTACCACTGCGGTTTTACCATACGATATATCCCCATTATAACTCCCATTATCTCCATTTAAAAATGAATTTAAAATTGGAGGATTTGAATTTGCTTCTAGAACTGAATCAAGAGATTTAACAGATCCTGGTGGGGTATATTTGTTATAATTGGCACTAGATAATCTACTTCCCTCGTATCTAGGTTTTATAATTCTGGTGGTCGTATAATTACTATCAGGTAAGGTTGCTTTAGTAGCACTACCTGATATAATGGATTGGTAATTTATAGGGGATATAGCGTTAGTCGAGTAATCAACGTCTAATAAGAATGAATTGTTTCTAGTATTAACGGCATTATTTTGGAGCACATCAAAACCACTATATGCGAATTTTTCACCCCCAAAGTCAGGCTCAAATATTAGAGGGCTTATGTCGGGGTATGTTGATGATGTTACTTCTGAGTCTCTCCATGTTTCTATACCTCCCACACTCCCAGTGGCATATGTAATATAAAATAAGGCTTCCTCAATATCTATTGAACGGGTTGTAGTATCGGGAAGTCTAAAAAATAGATTCCATTGTGTATTAGCAGGTAAAAGATCAGCTCTAATTGAACCCGTGATGTGGATAGAGGTTTTGGTAGGGGTTAGGGAGACATTTTTAAAGCTATCTATTTCAAAATTTCCGTTAGAGCTAATAGCAGGGTATGATTGTGATAAAGGGATTGCAAATAAACCTTGTGTGGCTCCTGGTATTACACCATCCGAGGCGGTACTATATAATACTCCTATATTTAAATTACAATTATCACTAGAAGAAAGAGATGCACTAAATCCCCATTGTATTGAAACATTAGGCATTTTGTTAATTAAGTATGTATCATTAACTTCCCCATTACCTATAGGCATTAAACTTAAACTTAGGTTTTTATTATATCCATTTATGAAATCATTGGCTGCGGGGTCAAATTTTATACTAACTAAAGAAGACCCACTATTAGAACCCTCGATAGTATAAGATGAAGTTGTTAATGAATCTATACCATATTTGTAATCCGATATAGCCGAATAGGTTTCTATGTTTGGTGTAGCTTCAGGGTTTGATAATACTCTTAATTGGATATAATCACCTTTATCTACAATATCAGATATCTCAAAAAAAGAAGATGAGGCATTTGGGTGGGTAAATTTAATGCTACCGGCATTAGCTATGGTTGTAGTACTTAATATAGACCCACTTTTATCTACTTTTGGTATCTTTATAGTATTTATTATACTCATTTAATTATAAATATTATTAAATATAAATTTATGATATTGGGGTAATTAAATCAAGTGTTGAACCACCACCACCACTTTGAGTAGTTTCGGATGTGTAACCACCAGCATATAAATCTATTCCTGACCCTGATGTTGGTTCAAGTATCCATCTTGAATATTCATTGTGACTTGAGGTATAAAAGAAAATATCGTAATAATAAAACTGTCCTCCAACCTCAAGGAATGGGTTGTCCGTTAATGATTGAGTAGTTGCTTTAAAATGACTACCACTATATTCCCCATCATAAAATTCTCGTTGCTTGTCTTCAATTATTGTTTGGGAACCTAATATTGTATCAAATGATCTGTTATATGATTGAGTTATACTATAACTACCCCAAGGATTTGAGCCGCTATAATTATATGATTCAACCACTCCTCCAGTACTACCCGAGAAACTTCCAACATTTATACTTGAAGTTAATTCTAAAGCTTCGTAATTAATAGGATTATTAAATGATGTAGAAGAATCAGTAGCTATTTTTGTGGTTAAGTCTATTGATGGGTTAAATAATTTATATCTCTCTAGAAGGTGAGGTTTTACTACAATTCCTGTAGTAACGCTAGTTCTTGCAGGAACATAATTTTTAATAGCTCTAAATACAGATGTATCAAAATATTTTATTAACCTTATATAATCGTAAATGTTCCCTTTAGAGTATTTTTTAAAATATTCTTCTGTGAATTTTTCTAATTCTTGATATTTGTTATATATTGATGAAGAAAATACAGAAGGATCTCCAAGAAATGAAGAAATGGCACCATACCCTAATGATTGAATAATATCATCATTGATTTCATTTTGAGGTGAAAATGCTACCTCTAAACTGTTTACATCTTCATTAAAACTCTCAGAAATTTGGTAATTTTGTTGGATTGATACTTGGTTTGAAAGTACATCACCATATATATTACCATTTGAAAATTGGATTTTATTTGATATCCTATTTTTTAATCCTACCGCGGGTTGGTCTAAATAATAAACTTCATTGTTGGGTCTACTATAAGTAGGTGTACTTTCATCTTCATAAAAATAATAAGTTATATAACCTCCACTAGTAGAACTTCCGGAAAATGATGCTGTTATTAAACTAGCTAAACTACTAGTAACTGATGGATGAAATGATTGTAAACTTTCAGTATGGGTTGTAAGTATAGATGAAGTAAATAATGTTTCTAACTCATTACCTAATGGAAGTCTAAAATTAACTAAATCAAAAGATGATTGAGATCCAGTAACATTGTTCCCCTGGATTGATTCGGGGTTCATAGTTAGATTGTTAATTACACTTTCAGATAAAGCGTATGAATAATATCTGAATTCTTGGAATGATCCGGAAAATAGTCCTCCAGAGGGGTTTAATAAAAGATTACCGTTTATATTAGCTCCCTCTAAACCCCCACCTATATATATTCCACTTATTGATGATGTACCAAATGAATTCCAAGATGTATTTACTAAGGTGTCACTAGTAGTACCAAAATATGTTGTTAAACTTGAAGAACCTTGCCATCCAACTTGATCATTATTTTTACTTTTAGCATATAATGTATAAGTAGTATCAGTTTCAACTAAAGATGTAGGAAGGTGTTGATTTCTTTGTATTACTACTGTCCACCATTCTTGGTTGTAAAATGGTAAAGAAATACTAGCACTTTCATATCCTGATCCTAAAGTACTGGCTATGTTAAAATTTAATGTTCCCCAATCTTCATATAAACTATTAGATGAGCCTGAATATGAGCCTGATTGTGATGATGATGGGGTTAAAGTTATACCAAAATCAAAACTATTTGAAGTTTGGTAATTTGTTGTTTTAACTAATAATGATTGAGTTACATCAAGTTTTCCAAAGGATTTAAATCTAAAAGATATAGCATCCGGTGAAATTAATTCATCACTATTTATAATATTTTTTTCAAGAGGTATCCAAGGTACTACAATTGAAGAACTAGGTGAATTTTGATCTACTCCATATGGAGACCATGCATAACTATAACGGTTATACCAGTAATCATAATCATTTTCATTATCCTTATCTTTACCACCGAATTCCGAAATCCTTAATATACTTGAAGGTATACCCCAAATATTAATTAAAGATCTTAAACCCGAAATCGTACCTTTCTTTTTAAGGAGGTAAGTCATGTTATGGTAAAGTCTTTTAAATATTTCCTCAGAAACATCTTTTATAGCATATGGGAACGATGAGGTTGGGTTACTACCCCAATAATTAACAACATCACCATTATTAATTGCTATGTAATTATTTATAGTTTCACTACCTGTAGAAGGTATATAACTTCCGTTATCTTCACCTAATAAATCAAGGTAAGTATTTATATTACCATAATTATTTCCAGGTACTACATACCCAAAACTTCTTAAGACATCTTCAGCTAATGATGGGGGTACACCTTTATCTAACTGATTTGTAGTGTTTAACTGTTCTGTAATAGCTTTTGAGTATAACCAAATTTCATCAAAATGTTGACCCACCATATTACTAAAATCAATATAGCTTTGGTTATCGGAATTTGATTTGATGTATTCTGGAATAGTCCAATATAACCAATTTTGATTATCAGAATCATAAAACGAAGCTGATAATAAAATTCCTCCATAATAAGCACTACTTTCATCTGTACTTCCTAACCAATTAAGAGCTAGTGATGATGTTGTTAAAGATTGAGTATATGGGGGGGATGAATTGGTTTTTGGATATGTAAATGATCCTGATGTATAATAAAGGTAATATTCATAGCCATCAAAATTTTTAATAGTATTAGAGATGTTAGCTTCTAATCTTGCTATACTTTGGGAAGTTTGGAATGAAGATGAAGTTGAACCCGTAATATTTTGAAGACTGGTAATATCACTCTCATACGATTCTATATTTTCTAATTTAGTTATAAAATTTTCAATCCTAGATTTAGCAGAAGAGAAATGAACAAATTCATCAAAAGTATTATATGAATAATTTGGAGTAATTTTAACTCCGCTTCGGTTTAATATATTTTGTAGGTTATAACCTGAACCTGAGGAATTAGTACTTAATAAATCTGTTTTGGATTTAAAGTTTGTTGAATTATTTACTACATCCTTTAAATTAATATTAAAATTAGGTCCTCTTAATAATTTTCCAGTTCTAGATAAAAAATCACTTTCACCTATTAGGTTAATTTCATAAGCTAATGATTCCGCGCTTCGGGTAGTAATGTATACCTCTTCTTTAATATCAAATTGGGGGGGGAGGGGTAAATATAATTTGATTAATACAGTATTAGGATCAGTTTCTTCATCTAATAAAGCATTAATTCCTATCAATGATTGATTGGAAGGGAAATTTATGTAAAATTCATCAAAATATTTTGAATTAAATAATTTGGATTTTAACTCGGTAAATGATGATTTTATATCTTCATTCTCTACAAAATTAGTTTTTAATCTAATTTCGGTTCTATCTCCTGATATTTCTTCTATAAACCATTTGTTATCTTGGGATGAAAATAATTCTAGGTTGATAAAGTTATATACTGTAAATAATTTACCGTTACTAAAACCTCTATTAATTACATCCTCAATAGGATCAAGGGTTACTTCATCTGTGGTTTTACCAGGTACGGATTTTTGACCTAATATTTTATAATCTATAAAATTATATTCAGATAATACTACATTACCTAAAGAATCATATATAAAGTACTCAATATTATTATCGGTAGGATCAAATGATCCCGAAAGAGTTTCACTTGGAATAATTTTTTCATCAATTGATTGAAATCCACCATTGGTTATTAAATTTGGATCAATTGGGGAAAGAGATGATGATAAAATTTTACTCATGATGTTTGTGCCGTAGATTGTTGTGATGTAATGGTTTGGATTAAATTACTTTGTTCTCTACGTAATTCCAAATTTTCTTCACGTAACTGAAATATTTCGTCTAATAGTGCTTGTATCTCACTGTTGTTGATTTCTGCTCCTACATAATCACTACTTTCACGAATTAGAAATTCATGGGAATTTATAGTACCGGTTTTGGGAATTTGTAAAAATAATTCTTCATATAAACCAAAAAATTCATCTACAGTTGTATCAGGAACTTCTTCAACTGGGGCAGATGAAAGTTGAGTAAATTCAGCGTTAATGGTTTTACCAAATTTATACTTATTAAAAGCTTCCCTAACTAATTTCATATTTTATTATAAATATTAACCATTAATAACTTTAAAATTTAAACCCTCATCAAATATTCGGGTAGTACCTTTAAGAGTGGTTTTAATTAGAACTGTATAATATCTTTCAGGTTGTAAACCACTCATATAAAGATCAAAATAACTACTTTCACTATCGGCACTAATTTTTGTGTAGGATGTATCAAAAGGAATTACAAATTCATTTGTATGGGCGTCTTTAACAGCATAATAAGAATTTGATTCTGGGAGATAAAAATTGTTGGTATAATAAGAACTTGTTTGATATGTCTTTTGTGGGTATTTTTCTATAGCCGCTAATCTAAATCTTTCTATACTACCTGAATAATAGTTACCTTGGTTATTATAAATTGATATAAATGATGATGGTGTAGTAAGTACTGTGTTTATTGAGGATCCAGTATTAAATGTAAAATCATCCCACCTAAACTCTAATGTAGGAGGATATATAGTATTAGTATCGGCTCCAAAATATCTTAAAACAGTTTCAAATCCGGTATTAGAAATAAATTCATCACTAGATTGTTGTTTAAGAATAAATCCTTCATTTGGCAAACCCCCACTGTACCACGTTAATATTGTATTACTTACATCTAAATTTAAATCAACTTCCTTATCAGTATAATTAAATGATTGAGTTTGTAATATATTTAAACCCAAAGATGAACCCGTATACCAAACACCCCCACCAGCATTGCTACTACCTGAATATGAACCTGTTGCATAATCTCCGAATGATGCCGTAGGCCAATTGATCGAACCTGATGTATCTTGCCAATCCCAACTTACACCATTTGTAACAATTGGACTATCTCCGAATTTTCCTGTACCCATACCCCAAGATCCTGAGATAGGGTAGCATTCAATAACGTTAGTTAAATTTAACCCTGTAACATTAGCGGCAAATACTTTTAAATAGGTATTGAAAGTTGATCCCGATATTAAAGTGTTAATAACACTACTTATTTCATCGTTATCGAATTGGATTAAAGCTCTTGATGATTGAGGATTTGTATTTTTAATATAGGTTGACATTTCAATAATAGGATCCAAACCTGTATTAATACTTGGAGATTCAGAATATATTGAAGCGTCTTTTTTAGGAAATATTTTATATATAGCCATTGAGTAATTTTTTCTAAATATTTATTTCTTTATACCCCCACAGATCTACCTTTAATATCAGAATTGGGGAATTTTAATTCAAATATCATAGGGTCGATAGATGGGTATACTACATTATTAATAGTAGCTCCTTCTATATCATAGGCATATTCACTATATCCTAAACTAGACCCTGCCTTATTTATTATTTTGACTTTTTTTATGGTTTGAACACCTTCGATTTTATCTAGTAAAATTTGTAATTCTTTTAATAAAATAGGTTCATTTATTTGCCATTTATCTATATTAAAATAATCGGAGATAGCATCTATACAATTTGATATAACTTCATTATTATTGGCATTAGGGTATGTAGTAACATCGAATTCAACCCCAATATTAATTATGAATGCGTTTTTAATTTTAATCGAATCATTAACCATTCGATATTCTGAAAGATATGTTTTAAGATTTTGTTTTAGTAGATTTGATGGGGATTTAAGATTTTTATTAGCATCATAAGTTAAAACATATAAATCTAATATACTAGGTAATTCTCCTAATTGATATTCTTCTACTTTAACAGGTTCAACATACGCTTTAGATATTGAACCTAAATTGGAAGGCATCGATAAAGTTCTTATTAACCAATCGGAGGTTGTTACTGTTCTTAATTGAGTTTGATACGCTCCAAATGAATTTTGTCTTAATTCTTCTACAGTATCTCCATCTTTACCTCCATCCGCGGATAATTCATTGGAAGCTGCTAAGGAATTAAACACCGTATCTGCTAACGAAGAATTAGATAAATTTGGATTTAGGAAAGTTATATTATTAGTGTCTAATTGGTTCAATTCACCGGCTTCGACATTAGATGTAACCCCACCACCTGTCCAATATCTTATAGTTAAAGTAGTATTTGATGGAGCCATTCCATAAGTATTAGTAAATACAAAATTAACTGGGGAAAATGCAGTTGTTAACTTAGTTTTTTCAAATGGTAATCCTAAACCTACATTATCAGGATTTGGGGTTATTTCAGCACCATCTAATCCTGTTGTACCTGCACCAAATTCTAATTGCATAGAACCACTATCCGTAAATCTTGTAACAAATCTCCTATTTACTTCTTTTAACATTAGAATGTTTGGGGTATCCTCACCATTTTCAAATGTTGGATTAGTTGTTGGGGAATTTCTAATAGAATCAAATACATACCCTTGGGCCAATACAGGCACTTCATACCACATATTACCATCTGAATCTACTACATCTAATATTCCTATTATATTATTAGCATTAATTGTAGCAGTTGAAAATTTCTCAGCATTACCAAAATTTATAAAATTAGTATTAATAGTAGCTGATATTGATTTTCTGGTTTTTTTAAGTAAGTAAAAGTCAGGTTGGTTACTTGTTATAGAATATACACTTACCTCTGTAGGGTCGAATGATGAAGAAAATGAAAAATCAATTTCATCATTTATAGTAAATGAAATATTTTCGTTAAATTCAGAAGTTACAGTATTACCTGCAGGAACTTTTAAACAATAATCAAAATCTGGTACAGTAGTACTCCCTGAGAGAGTTGCAGGTACTAATTGATAAAAATCAATATTAGCAGAAGCCGCTGTTGTTATTTTTGGGGTATAGCCTCTAGAATAAGCATGTTTATATAAATTCTTCTTCTGTCTAGAATTTTGAGGGAATGTTTCTTGAAATTGATTATCTATATAAAATGATAACACATCACCAACATACGATGCCATCTCTATGAATAACATTCCTATACTTTCATCTGTAAAATCATTGTAAGTATTAGGAAAATATTGTTTGCTATATTCAATTAAAGATTCTTTTAAAGCATCAAAATCTTTATTTACATACTTTATATCACGTGTTAAATTAGCCATTATGTTAGTGCGATTGTTAAGTCATCAGTAACCCCAAAAGTTACTATATCATATTTTAATGTAAAATTAATTCTATTTTCATCTGATTGGTTATCGAAATTGGTTTCTCTAACTACTATATCAGGGAATCTATCATTAATAGCACTTTTTATAGTGTCTTCTAAATCATCGAGAGTATCATCTACTATATTTTCAAATAATAATGATCTTAAATTCGCTCCAAAATTAGTATTAAATACTCTTTCCCCTCTATCTGTTAATAAATAATTAAGGAGATTAGTTTTAATTTGGTCTCGTGTATTATATGTAGGTTTAAATACAGCTTTCCCATTTAAAGGTAAGCTAAAACCTACAGCCTTTCGGGCTTCTAAATCAATTGGGTATTTATTTGCTATTATTCGAGCCATTATCCAGTTAATAAACTTTTAATTGAATCCATGTTTACATCACCTGATGGTAAATCTCCTCCTATTTCAACACCTTGTGGGTTAAATTGTTGTTGAGTATTATATGATGGGGATGATTCTAAAATCATTTTTTCATACATTTTTCTCTTTTCGTTGGGTGATTGTGGGATAACTGAGCCAGGTTGAGATTGTTGGGATTGGGTTGGTTGTGATGAGGGTCGATATGTCTCTTGGATATTAGTTTTGCCTTTATTAGCCATATTTTCTTTTAAGGCTTCTAATAAAATTTCTCCTATTTCTTCTCTTACGGCTTCTCTTATTAACTTTTTAAACTCTGATGACTTCATAATATATATGATTTATTATAAATATTTAAATTCCTAAAAGTAACTTATCAATTTCAAATTTAATTTCATTTATCAATACTTGAGTGGAAGATGAAAATGAATATTCGTTAGTAGGTCGATTATATATAGTTTGTTGGGTAACATTATTAAAACCCTTTACTCTTCTACCTGGGAAAGAAAATGTATTATCAGGATTATTTTCTATGGTTAATGTAAAACCCTTATATATTATAGGGTTTAGAGAATTTGGAGATAATCTATCTAATAAATCCTGTTCTACATTAATACTAGATTGAGGGTCTGAATTATTACTTGTTGATGATAATGAAAAATTTATGTCTCCTAAAATTGAGAAAAGTGATTCACCTGTTTCTTCGGATAATTCGGTTAAACATCTTTGAATTTGTTGGTCTAATATACTAATTGAATTTTGAATTAATCCTACTGAATTATTTATTTGGGTAGAAACTGTGGGGATAATAGCGGTAGATCCTTTAAGTTCTTTAAGTTTATCACCCAAAAAATCTAAACTATCAGCAAATGTAGTAATAACACTAACCGGGATACCTACTCCAGGAGGTACCGAAGTGGGAATAGGTAATATTTTAATTATGGTAATAGTAGTGCCTAATATGTCTGCGGCTATATTTAAACTATTGGCTAAATTGTTTATTGTAGTTAAGGGAGCCGTGATAGATGATAATGCTCCTTGAATTTGATTTTTTTGTTCTATAATTCTAAGTAGTTCTGGTCTTGTAGGGCAACTATCTTCAAACTTATCACTCAGTTTTCTAATTGTAAGATTAAACCTTGAGGCATTTTTAGTTACCGTATTAAGGGAAATCATTATAATTTTGTTGAATACTGACATTATCTAGCTAGGGATACGGTTTTTGATTTATAAGATTCAAGTCTTGATAACATTCTTTGAACTTCAGTCAAGGTTTGTGATGCGGGTGGTGCTATAGAAGGATTAGGGGCAAATGGAACTCCTGATCCTATTGGTGTTTGAAGTGAAATTAATAATCCTGCCAAAGATGTAAATAAGGATTGGAGATCATTAAAAAAAGTATTACCTAATATAGCAGGTTGATTTGCATTTTTATTACCTAATAATATTTTTTTAGCATCAACTACCATTTTGGTAGTATCTATATTAATACTGTCTCTTGAATTTAAATTAATTGATTTTTTTGAAGATAAGAATATAGAATCAGCTTTGGCATTGAAGAATAATCTATCAGAATTTAATAATATTTGACTTTTCTTAAATTTATTAGCTTTTTCAGGAGGTGAATCATATGATTTATAACTATCACTAGAGGGGTTGAATTCTTCCAACACTTGATCTTGGGTGATATAAATACTAGAAGGATCAGTATTAATTTTTTCTAGTTGAGGAATGTATGCTTCTTTTTGGTCTGGGGTTTGACCATTAGTAATAATTGTAATTGGACTTCCATTTTTCCCATTTGAAGACCATTTATTAGGTAAAGCAGCATTTTTTACAGTTGATCCAAATCTTATACTTTGACCAAATCTTCCTTCAAATAAAATATCACCTTCATATAATTGAGTAGGTTTTACATTTTCACTCTCAGTAAATGTTTCTCCTAACCTGGTATCAGTATTATTATTTCCTCTATTTATATTACCTGCTTGAGTTTGAGTATAATCTTTATTTGGGTTTTGTGCATTTATAGGGTCAGGTAAAGCATTGTGGTGATTTGAAGCCCATAAATTTATTGGTGTTATATAATAATAAACTATACTACCTAAATCAGATTGAACGTTTGGTGAGGGTAGAGGAATTATATAAATTAATTCTGTTTCTACGGGTAATGATTTTATCCATGGAAATAAAGGTTTCGCAAAATTAAGGGAATTGCTACCTTTGGATGGGGAGGGTTGGTTAACTTTATCAAATAATACCCCACCTATACTACTCCATTCACCATACTCTTTGAATAAGGTAGGATTTGTTATATTATCGGTGATAGTAAATCTAACTCTAGCATGGAAACCCTGTGGTAAATTAGGGGAGTTTACAGATTTCTTATTTAAATCAGTTAAATTATTCATTACTAATCTTCTTTATTAGCCTCTGGGAGTTGTTTATTACTATCTTCTAATTGGTTGGCTATTTCTAATAGTTCTTCTCTCTCCTTATCGGTTAATAATGAATCACTTGAAGAAGTATCATTTTGGGATTGGTATTGAATTACTCTCTGAATGATTTGGGCCATCTTGATGAGTTGATCATCATTTTTAACCCCAATATCTAAATATTCTTTTATTAAAGGGACTACTAAAGTAGCATCTCCTATATCATTAATAAGGTTTTTTAATTCTCCTATTAATACGTCTACTTTGGATTTAGTTTTATTTTGGTTGTTGTATATCTCCTCTAATATATCAGAAAATTTTTTATTTTTAAATATCTTAACATTTAAATGGTCCATGTTTTTTATTTATAAATATATTAAGATGGAAGGCGTCCTACTTCCAAATAAAACATATATTTTTCTTTAAATATAAGCCCTAATTTTTTGGAGATTTTTGTAATTTTAGTGGTTTTAACATCTACTTGTTCTCGTATGAAAATATATAGAGTTTTTTTGTTGAATTGGGTGGGGGATATTATTTCACGTTTTCTGAATAATTCTAATATAGCATCTGCTATTTGGGCTTCATTCTTTTTTGGGAATAAAATATAAATGTTTTCCGAGCAATAATCTACATACCAATCAATAAAATTTGATAATCTTTGCCTTTCGGGTAATTGATCTTCATAGTCTAAATCATCGGATTCCTCAGTGAATAAGTCAATATAATTGTTATTAATTGCATTATTATTAAGATCCGATTCTGAATTTTCAATATCTAATATAGAGGTATTGTTTATTTTTTTATTGTAATTTTTATCATTGTATAATATTAACCAACGTTTAACGGCTGTACCAAAATATGAGTAAGCTTTAGCTCCAATGGTTGGATCAAATAAATGAATCTTACTTAAAAGAAATATAATTAACTCATGTTGTAAATCTTCTAAATTTTCAACATCAGTGTTATAAAACTTAAAAGTGTGGATTATATTTTGAGTTAATTTATAAAATGCATAGTGGATATAATCCTCATAAATCTGATTTCTTTCAGCGTTATTAGTAGAATTATTATATCTCACAATGGCATCTTCGGTTTCTTTAGAAAAGTATATGCGGGCACTTTTTACATGCTTCTTATGTTTTTTGGTTAAAAATGGCATCTATAGTTTTTTTACATTAAATTCATTTAATATGTTTTGGATAGCCTGAACTGTTTTGAAGAAGAATCCAATTTCATCATCTGAGGAAAATATTCCTTTTTGGTCTAACTTTTGTACTTTTTCATCTGAAATTTCTACTACCCTAGATAACTTGTCGGCCCAAATGACATAATTACTCACTATAACTTCTGCGGTTTCCAACTTTTTAAGTAAATTAATAATTACCCAAATTGATACAACCGACCATATAAAACTTATACTTCCTAATAATATTAATAATATTACCCACCATTCCATATTATACGTCTTTTAGTGAATTTGAAAGTGATTCTGATTTAATTGAAGATAAAGCTTTATCTTGCTTATTCTTCTTATTAACAGGTTTATTATTATCTGGTTTTGGTTTTAGTTTTAATTTAGGTAACCATTCATTTTCGAATTCAATCCTGGCTGCTATCATATCGGCCTGATGTAATATAAATGGTAAAGATGTTCTTGGTTTGGTTTCAGGACCATATGACATTAGATATTTTTTATTACCATCATCATATAAACCATCATGAGTTTGGATAGCTAACATTTCATTAAAGCTATATTGAATACCATTACTTTGTAGAAGAAATAAACCTCTATCTGGAACTGAGGCAAATGGTAAATTAGTACTATGTTTATAATCTTCTCCTAATTTATCTCTTCTCCACTGATCATCCTGGGTAATGTAAGCTGGTTCTTCTTCACTACCCATTTTACCAAGATCATGATTTAACGCTGAAAATATTAATTCTTCATTAGTAAATGTAGACATATCACATCCCATTTTCTCCCATAACTTAGATAAATGAATAGCACTTTCTACTACCCTGATAACATGATCAACATAACCACCAGGAAAAGCATTATGATATTCCTTCTTATGAGAGGCCGGCATTAATGCTATCCTATTCTCATGTCTTTTATAGAATTCTAATAATTTTTCCTTTCTAGGCTCTGAGATATAAATATCAATAATCTTCAGGAACCTTTCCCAATTTTCTTGTATTTGTTCTGCTTTTAAACTCATTGTCTTTCTATTAAATCTCCCAAATTATCAATTAACTCCTTTATATTACCAATCTCAGATCTAAGATGAATGTCTAATTGACTACCTATATTAGGAGTACCTCTCATTTGGGCTTCTAATGCTGTTACTCTTGAAAATAGCATACTAATCATTTGTAATGCCGAATCTTTGTTTTTCATAATGTTATTGGTTTATTTTTTTATCCCCGGAGGTCCCATGAGGTCCATTGTCGTCATTCCCCCCTGTCATTCTCTTTCTTTTATTCCTTATTACCCATATTCTCAGGTACCTTTGGACCTCATGGACCTCATATACCCGAATAATAATTTATTAAATTCAGATTACCAAATTCAGATTAAAGAGATTTTATTTTATCAAGAATTTTTTTAATAATCGCGCAATTTTCATAAACTTCTTTATTTTCAAAATAATATAAACTTTCTTCTAAACCCAATATTAAAACTTTATCTTTTAATTCTTTTAAAGCATGTATGTGTACTTCCTTATCTACATCAATATATCTCAGGAAATTAAAGGTTCGTTCAAATAATATTTTTTCTTGTGTAACCCTAACATATTGGGGGTCAACCTTTACATTGTGGGGTATAGATTTAATAAACTGTTCAATATACTTTTCTTCCACTTGTCTATTTTGATAAAACTTTTTAAATGCCGAAATCATAAAATAGGGGGATTTGGTGTATTCTTTAAATTCCTTCCCAACAACTTCCTCATTCTCGAACATTTTAAATATTTTGTTTATATCCATGTGTTTGTACATACCATTATATGTCTTATAACGCGTCTATAGCGCTTATATTAACCGACCTCATATTTTTCACATGGGTACGCGATATGTAAGTATAAGCGTATATAAACGTTATATAAAATAATCAATTTTGTTTAATTTCAATTATAAATATAAATAAAAAAAGCCCAACTGTGAAAGTCGGGCTGGTAGGGGGAGGGGGAGATAAAATAATACTACTATACTATCTACAATAATGGTCTGCAGCTTTAGTTGCTATTTGACTAAATGGTTTAATATTAACTTTATAACCTAAACTATTTGCCCAACCTCTGCTAGCACTTACCAATTTATTGGATATATGCATTTTATCTTTATTAAAATCCATATCAATTTGGATATCTACATTCATTCTAGATTTAACATATTCTGCTACCTCAATTGAAAATTCGGTTTCTTTCCATAGACGAGACCAAATATCTTTGATTTTTGGGAGAGATTGTTTATGGTATATGTAATGAACACCTCTAGATCCCATTTTAAAAGCTATAACAGTACAGTATACTGAAAATCTTCTATGATTTTGGGAATCGGTTCCAATATGAATTTCTACATCTGGATGGTTCGATAACATATCTTTAATATGATTTGTTATCTTTAATACTTTTGAACCATCTACTTTTTTGAAGATCATTTCAATAACTCTATTTGTTTATAACTCTTTACATACTGTTTTTTATCTTGAGGGTCTGACCAGATTTGAACTGGTGTAATCTGGTTTTGCAAACCAGTGCCTAAAGCCACTCGACCACAGACCCAAAAATATTTTGAATAGAGAGGGAATTTAACCCTCTGTCTCTTCCTTACATTTGGGGGGGTAAGGAAAGTTCTAGGCACTGAACTACTATTCAAAATTGGTTGCGGGGGCAGGATTTGAACCTGCGATCTTCGGGTTATGAGCCCGATGTGTTACCATCTTCACCACCCCACATTGTATTTTAAGTAGAGAATAATCTCTACTAAGGCATTGATAACTTGATGTACTCACATCTACTAACGTTAAAAAACGCGTTCGTACCTTTAGTTGCGATGACAGGATTCGAACCTGTGACCTCCGGCTTATGAGGCCGGCAAGCTGTCCACTGCTCTACATCGCTAGTGCGGATAGTGAGACTTGAACTCACA